CCGAGTTGGGTAAGCTCCATGGCTACGTCACCATCGACGACTCAACCTACCCGCCGAAGCTCTCCTGGATAGGTGATCCACCATCCGACGACAAGCCCGATATCCCCTATCTGCGCAAGCAGTTGAGCGATGCCGAAGCCAACGTCAAGGCCATCGAAACGGCCAAGGTCCGGTACGCGATGGCGAACGAGCAGTTGGTCAAGGCCGAGGGTGCGATTCAAGCCGCTGGAAAGAAATATGCCGAATTCAATGCACCGTCAGCCGACGAAGTCATCAGACTGACAGCGGCCAAGGACGAGGCGGCGCTGGCAGCACAGACTGCTCGCGGAGAGTTGCTCCTGATCGAACAGGAGATCAAGGACCTGACCACTTCACACAGCACCGCCGCAACCCTGTGGTCGGCGTGCAAAGCTCGCATCGACGACGCACAACAAGTGATCGACAACTGCCTGAAGGACATCGAGGCATTGGCGTTCAATAACGCGCTGGTCAAGAAGTTGCGGACGATCAGGCCACTAATCGCCAACAAGCTCTGGAGCACGGTGCTGGCCAGCGTCTCGGTCATGTTCAGCCAGATGCGCGGTGAAGAGTCCTGGGTCACCAAAGAGAAGGGCGGGTTCTGCGTTAATGGTCAGGCAGTGGAGTCACTGTCGGGCTCGACGCTTGATATTCTTGGACTCGCCATCCGTTGTTCGCTGTTGCGGACGTTCCTGCCACAATGTGGCTTGCTCGTACTGGATGAACCGTGCGCTGCCGCCGACGCTAGTCGAACGGAGGCAATGCTAGGCTTCATGAAGTCTGTTGATTTTCAGCAGACTCTGCTTGTTTCACACGAGGACGTTAGTGAGTCTATCGCTGACAACCTCATTCAACTATAAGGACAATAACAATGAAGAAACTCCTGATAACCGCCGCACTCGCAACCCTGGCCGTTGGTTGCAGTGACGCAAACGTGGCGTCCAGTAACCTCTCGAAAGCCGCGGATCAGTTTGAAATAAACCGACGTGTTGTGTTCTACAACGGCATCACGGGAGAGTACATGCTCACCATTGAGGGTATGTGCTCCCTTGGCAACTATGACAAGGCTAAGCAACTTTCAGTGACCTGCAAGACGGGGCCTGGAGAGTACAAGAAGCACTTCCTTGGACTGTCAGACAACGTGACGTATGTCGTCGAGCAGGTTGAGCCATTTGCGGCGAACCCCTACCGGTACCGGGTCGTGTTCAAGCCTGCGGCGTTGGTGCCTGATATTGAGGTGCGGAAGTGATCACCCACGACGTGTACGAAGACACGGAGGCAATCGCCCGTAGGCGGCGCCTGAAGTTTATCCCAGACGCCGAGGCGGCCATGGGCCGGTCGAAAGACCGCTCCACGAAGGTGGGGGCCGTCGCCATCGACGACCATTTCTGCATCAAGGGGAGTGGTTACAATGGATTCCCGCGAGGCACGAACGACGACGTCGAGGCTCGCCATGAGCGCCCACTCAAATATCGGTGGACTGTGCACGCTGAAATGAACGTTATCGCCCAAGCGGCGCGTCCAGTGCTCGAAGGCACGACGCTGATCCTAACGTCACTCCACCCGTGCGCAACCTGCGCCGGCATGATTATCCAGGCCGGTATCAAGCGCGTACTCACCCGGAAGACCGAGGAGGTCAAGCGAATTATCGACGGGCGTCAGGACTGGGACGAGGAGGCGGCTATAGCCATTGAGATGCTCAAGGAAGCCGGTGTGGTCGTGGAGTATTACGAGTAACAGTAATATGCCAGGTCAAATAATAAGGACAACAAATGACCATTGAAGCAAAAATTATCGCTGACTCGATCAGCGAGGAGCGAATCAGGCTGACCACACTGCAGCTTGTGTACCCTCGGTTCATTCATGCTGAATTTATGACGCACAGAATGTTTAGTCGCAATGCGTCCAGTAGTCGCGCAATTCCAGTCAAGAAGATGATCGAGGCCGTTCGCACGAACCCTGCGGTGCCGATTCACTGGGGTGAAAATCAACCAGGGATGCAGGCCCGTGCTGAGTTAAGCGAGGAAGGTCAAGTTGATTCCGAGCGATTGTGGTGCGACGCTGCCGCATGGGCCGCGCACATCGCTGTACGCATGGACGAATTGGGCCTCCACAAGCAGGTCGTCAATCGCATCCTCGAACCATTCCAGCACATCCACGTCGTGGTCACGGCCACCGAGTGGCAGAACTTCTTTGACCTTCGCTGCCATCCCGATGCGCAACCAGAAATGCAAAGGTTGGCGCACGCAGTCCTGCTCGCGATGCAGAAGTCTTACCCTACCTTGGCACCGGTTGGTGACTGGCACCTACCGTACGTACTGGAAGCGGAGAGGCTCAACTACACCACCGCGACCTGTATCAAGATGTCGGCTGCCAGGTGTGCGCGTGTTTCGTACCTCACGCACGAAGGGAAGACACCAAACGTTGACGAGGACATCACCCTCTATAATCGACTGGTGAATGCCAACCCGCCGCACATGAGCCCCGTCGAGCATCAGGCCGTGTCCCTTCCGTCGAATAAGTTCTTCGCGAACTTTAGAGGGTGGAAACAGCACCGTTGGGACCTGGAGCGCAGACAATGAAGTACACCCGGAGAGTTACATCTACACGTGATGTAGTGGACAGGACCACATGCGATCTTTGTGGTGACACGATCGTTGAAGCAGCCTATCAGGTTAACGAGACCACAATTGAAAGGCGCCTGGGCACCAGCTACCCAGAGAGCGGGGAGGTAGAGACTGTGTCTGTTGATATGTGTGTAGCGTGCTTCGACTCAAAGCTTGTACCTTGGCTAAAGTCACAGGGTGCAACGCCGCTGGTCACTGAATTCGACTTCTGACCACTAATTGACCTGAAAATCATCTACTCAGGTTCAACGATCGCGACCCCGCCAATGCACCTGTGGCGGGGCGCGCCTCGGCCCTCACCACGGGCCGCCAAATGCCCCTCGTGGGCATCAGCCAAAAAGAAGACCAAAAACATGGCGAAAAACAGCAAACCAAGGAAGATTTACCGCCCCAGGCCTATCAACGTGCCGGTTACCCAGGGGCTTCTCGACAATCTGGCTCAGGACATGCACTTCGCATTGATGGGCATGGAGTCCAACGACAACTCACCGGACAACTGGAAGCGGCTGGGCCGCGTGGTCTTCATCGTCTCGATTGCATCGGACGACAACGACCGGGTCGGCCGCGCCGACAAGATCCTGGTCGACTCCGCGGTCCTCACCCTGCAAGCGATCTCAGACCGTGAGGTCCGGACCGGGAAGTGGCACGTCACAGACCTGGACCGTGTCAGTCTGACGAATAGCGCCATCGCAGCTGAGCGGACGCTGCCACTGCTCGACTACCGGCGCCTCAATGCAGCCTGCGCCACGGTCGAGGCCCTGGCCAAGCACATATGAGCCTGCTCTCGTTGACGGAGGCTGCCAATGAGTTGGGCGGATCACTCAGCACACTGCGCCGCATCGTAGCCGATGGAGACCTTGCTGTAGTGCGTGTGCGTGGTAGACGTTTGATTGACCCAAGAGACTTAAAATCTCTCGGCTTTGCGGCTGTGCCGGTTCGACCCCGGCTCCGGGTACCACTAAATCAATGAGCTACGCGCTGCCAGAGTAGTTGCTGTGGCGGCGCGTAAGTCACGATATAGCGGAATAATTCAGGGCATCTGTACAAAATCTGTACAGCGTTCATCACTCTGGCATGGGCGAGGAGGGCATTTCTGGTGCGCGGTCATGCAGTGCTTTGGGTCCCTGAACAACCAGTTGATCACGACCTCGATCATCCACTCGTCACGGTAGGCGCGGGCCGACAGCGTTTCGTAGGTCCGCCCTCCGAGCAAGGTGTTGAGCAGCCGGTCGGCCGCGACCAGGGCTTGGCGCATTGGGTTTAGTGCGTTAGGCATCCGCCGTTACGCGGACGACGTTTGTGCCGTCGGCGATCAATATGGCCCGTTTGCCTTGCGCGACGACGACACCCGACCCGCCGCTGGTCTTGAAGGTCGTGGTGAAGGCGCCGGTGTTGTTGCAGAACTTCGGCACGATCACGTTGCGGTTTCCGGTCAGTACCCCGGTTGTTGTTATGTACCGACAACGGGCAGATGCCGCGTCCATGTTTACGTCTGCAGACGTAACCGCGATCGACGCCTTGGACGTGCTTGATATGGTTGTACGGAAAGATCGGTAATCGCTATAACTGGTCACTGACGTGGTGTTGGTTACCGCCAGGTACAGCGGAATCCTCCCAGGGGTAAACCCGGTAGTGTTGCTCGTTACTATTCCGGCACGGTCCGCCTCAATGTAGTTATTACTGCTTGCTGTCAATACCAGTGCAATGGAATTGTTTGCGACCCCTGTAAGTGCCCCGTCTGTGACCAGCTGGCCTCCATAATAGAACCAGTTGAGCCCAGAGCAGAGGCTTCCTCGCCGGCCGAACAGGGTCGCCGGACTGCCAGCGTCGAACAGCGCGTTGGCCGTGACTTCCTTGGACGACTGCGATTGCGCGATGAGATCCAGATTCGTGGTGCTGCTGGCCATGGTTTACCTCGTGATGGAAGCGGTGAGCGGATATCCTCGACCGACGGTGGCCGAGATCTGGTAGAGCTTGAGATACAGCGTCGCCTGGTTGGCGCCGAAATCGCTGACCTGATCGGTGCTGGCATAGACGCACGAGGGCGCGCTCGCCGTGAGCGTCCGCTTCACCGTCGCGTAGCTGCCATCGGCGTAGACGTCGATAGCGTACGACTCGCTGGCCTCGCCGAGCGACGCATCGACGTAGTCCCGCCACTCGCCCCCATCGCGCGTGCGGCGAATCCAGGTTAGCGTCCAGTCGTTCCCGGCATCCCGGTTCCCGGTCAGAGCGATCGGCGACAGCGGCTTGAGATTGACGCCCTGGTAGGCAAACGTCCTGTTCGTGTCGGTGCTGAGGTCCCGATCGACCGTGATGCCCCGGTACAGGTACGACAGGCCGATCGACCCCGAACTCATCGCGATGGCCGCCACGTCGGTCGTGTCGAGCAGGATCAGCGCATCACCGACGGCGTGAATCCCCATCGCCCATTCGGTGCCGAACCGCCCGCGCAGCAGGTTCTGCAGCACGTAGCTGGTACCGCTGACCAAGGTGCAGGTCTGCGCCGCGATGATCTCCCAGCGCCCATCCGCCCCGTACGCAAAGTGGTTCGCCCCGCCGAGTAGGGCGAGCTGCGTCACGCTGTACAGCGCGCCTTGCGTCAGCGTGACGTTCAGCACGCTGGCGTTGTCGATCATGCGGTGCTCGACCACGCCGATGCTGTTGCTACAGGTGCCCATCGAAGACCCCGGCGGCCCGAAATCCTGCACACTCGCCCAGGTGCTGCCCGCATCGGTCGACTGCATCAGCACGCCACCCCACCACCCCGCCAGGGCGCCGGTCATCGCCACCAGGAACGACGGCCCGGACTGCGCGCTGTTGATCATCGGCACGTCGAGCAGGACGTAGACCGAGGCACCTACCGGCGTGATGGTCGTCGGCCCGGTCCATGCCGGCGAGGATCCCACCGCGGTCGGCGTGTAGATCGCCGCGCTGGCGTACTTCGCCTTGCACTCCACTCGCCCGTCACTGGTGTAATGGACCGCCGTCAGGCGCAGCGAGACGTTACCCTCGGGCGTCACCAGCGTCACCACGTCGCCGGGCTCCAACTGGTTGTACGTCGGCGGCAGGGTGACCGCCACGTCATAGCGCTCCAGCCAGTACAGATAGAGCAGCACTTCCGCTTTCCCCGCGGCCTCGGTCGCCGTCAGCACGATCGGCAGGTCGAGCACGCTGGCGTTGATCGCCGCGGTGTTCAGCCGCTCGGCATACTGCGTGCCGGTGTTGTACTCGCGGTCGTAATCGAGATGCTGCACCGTGACCCGACGAGGCAACTGCGAATCCATCTCGCGGCTGGTCGTGATCTGCACGCCTAATTGATCGCCAGCGTTGCGTGCATCAAGGTCGGCCGCGGCAATAGTCACCACAGACGACCCGCCACGGGCAACGAAGCGGATCACATACCCGTGCTGCACCACATCGAACGGCCAGGACGCCTGCAGCGGTTCGAGCGCCGCACGGATCGCCCCGACACTGCCGATGCGGTAGCCCCGCACCAAACTGGTCAGCGCGCTGACATCGACGTCGCCACCGCTCAGCAAGCCCGATTGCAGGCACTCCGAAGACACGATGTTTGACAGTGTCGTTTGAGACGGAGACACCATGTATGGCTGGATGGTCGCGGCGTGTGCGTCAACGTTGCTGACGACAGAAAAAATCGCACCATTCCAAGTGGTGCCCGTCCATTCTTCACCGGTCGACGGCGTGGCATAGGTATCCCATAGGATGCCATCGGCTGACACGTAGAATGAACCGTTGCTCGTCGCAACGAATACGGAGCCGTTGCTGCAGATCGAGTTGATGCCGCCAGGAAGCCGACCGGTGCCCGTGTGATGGGTCCAGGTTATGCCATCATCCGAGACGTAAGTGCCGCTATCACCACCGCCGCATGTCATGCAAAAGCGCGTGCCCTTGACGGCTATGGCATTCCATGAGCCGCCCGTTGTCGTGCCACGGATAGTCCATGATCCAGCAAGTCCGGTCGGCGATGACCATATATTATTTGAGCCGAATGCGGCTCTGGTCACCCACACCGAGCCATTCCATGCCAGTGTTTTCCCAAAGCTGCCGGAACCTGGCGCTGTTTGCTCCGTCCAGGTAATACCATCGGCAGAGGTAGCAAATGGCTGCGTGTCACGAATGGCCAGAAAAGTTGATCCGTTCCATTCGACTTGCGTTATGTACCCTCCAGATGGCAGGGCGCGCGCGGTCCATGTAATACCGTCCGGTGATGTGTAGC